TTCATTCTAAAAAACAAATAAATGTCAAAATGTCTAAAAAAATGTCTAACGAATGTCTAAATGTCAGTTTTAGACATTTGGTTTACAATTTGTAAAATGAAAAATTAATAATTTGTAAAATAAAAACACAAAACTATGATTACATTATTCAAAGACCCTTTTTTTAGTGCTTTTGATAAAGTGCTTGATGAAGCCTACTTGAAGGCGGATAACAGAATTAACTCTAATATTACCACAACAGAAGATGGTTATAAGGTCCTACTATCGGTACCGGGACTTTCTAAGGATGACGTTAAAATATCATTAAAGGAAAGTAAATTAACCATTTCATATGAAAAGGTAGATGATGAATTCACATTTACTAATTCATTTAAAAAATCATATAATGTACCTGATGATGTTGATGAGAAAAATATTGTGGGTAGTGTGGAAAACGGGGTTATCGAGATTATCCTACCTAAAAGTAAAAAGAAGTCGGTTGAAAGGTTAATTTCACTTAACTAACATTAAACCCTCGAGAAATCGGGGGTTTTTATATTTAATCAAATATTTATGTCTATAAACAATTAAAAAATGAACAAAAGACTAGCGAAATTACAAAACATCATGGAGGCCAATCGAAGGATGGACAAAACGTTAATAAATGAACAACACCAACCTAAAAATTTTAGTGTTGGTCAAATGGTTAACGCTAAAAGAGACATTGATGGTCAAATCTATACAATAAAAATTACGTCAGCTGAACCAAAATATATGGTTGGTACAATTACAGGACCTGGCACATATAGTGGTGCATCATTAAAAAATGGACAATCGGGTCTTGAATTATATTCAGATGCCCCTGGAGTTTTAGGTGGTAATTCACAATTAGGTAAGTTTACAGTAACAAGATAATTATTAAAACCCTCAACCCTGAGGGTTTTTTATTTGATATTTATTATGTATATTATAGTACTAAAATATCAAACATGGCAATTATATCAGAAACAATTAATGGAAAGGTAATTGATGTTGTAATCAATTCATCTAATTTAAAAACAGCATCTTTCAATACCGAAACAGAGGATTTAACGGTAACTTTTAACAATGGTGCTATTTATGAGTATAATAAAGTTCCTTGGAATAAGTTCACTAAGTTTAGACTTGCGGAATCACAGGGAAAATACTTCAACGAGAATATCGCCAGAAGTCATAAGTACACAAAAAAAGGATGAGTTTATTTGAAGAATTAATCGAAGATAGAGGTGAAGACGAAAAAATCGTAGGTTCTTTTAAACCTAAAGATTCGCTATCTGACCAAATATTTGAGGTTAGTGGTAAATCTTTTTCTATGCGAGACGATATAAGAAAAAGATTACTAGAAATAACAAATGATTTCGTGGACTCTTTGAATGTCGATGTGTTTATACATGATATTGTATTAACCGGATCACTTTCTAATTATAATTGGTCACAATACTCTGACGTTGATTTACATATAGTAGTTGATTTTGATGAAATTGTTGAGGGTAAACCGGATTCAGAATCTTTTAAAACTATATTCAAAGAATTCTTTGACGCTAAAGAACGAGTTTGGAATGAGAGATATAGTATTAAAATTAAAGGTTATGATGTAGAAATATATGTTCAGGACATAAAACAACCTCATGTTTCGTCTGGAGTTTATTCAATACTACATAAACAATGGGTTATAGAACCTAATATCAAATCACCAAATATTGACGATAAAAAAATATTAGATAAGTCGGAACATTATGCGAAAAAAATTGACAGATTAATTCAATTATCCACCAAAGAAGATGTTTCAGAAAAATTGGATGAACTAAGAAAGAAAATAAAAGAGTTCAGACAAAGTGGTTTGGAGCAAGGTGGTGAGTATTCATATGAAAACCTAACCTTCAAATTATTAAGAAGAAATGGATACTTTGGAAAATTAATAAAACTAAAAACGGACATTTTAAATAAAAAATTGTCTATAACACAATAAAGAACCTTATTTTTTTCCCTATATCTATGTATTTATAGGATAAGAATAAGTTTATCTTAATATAAAAACAATGGCAGACATCAAACCTCTAGGAAGTGAGAAGCTTAATGGCGACGAGAAATTAAAAAGAATTCTCGAATTAACTTACTTTAATCAAAATAATAAAAAGTCTTCTTCTGTAAAACCAGAATTAGTAAAAGAATCTACAACGGGTGGATTTTTTGGTATCGTTAAAGAAAAAGACGGATACTACGTTAAAAGAGGATTAAATGAATCATCACTTGATTATATTGGTGGTATGTTCATGAAAAACAAAAACAAATTTTCATCATACTCTGAAGCGTATAAAAGATTAGACCTATTAAAAGGACAGGAAGAATTACAAGAGGCAACAAAATACGTTTTGAAACCAAGTTCACCTAAAAGTGAATCTCCTATGAGTGATCCAGCAGCAAATGCTCCGATACCTACACCTGCTGAAGAACCAGCACCTGAGGTACCATCTGAAGAACCGGCACCTGAGGTACCAGCTGAAGAGCCAACACCCGAAGCACCTGTAGATGGTGGAGATGATTCATCAGGAAAAAGATCAAGTTACATGGCGGAAGTACAAAAATTTGCAGGTAAGTTAGGTCAAGAATTAAGAGACCAACACGAATCAATGGAAAGTGATGATATAAAATATGTTCTTAATATGATTATTTCTGCTGTTAATTTAGATAAGTTAGAAGATGAGGATATTGAAGATATTGCTAAGAAATTTGAGCGTGACGAAAAGCAAGATGGTGAAGAAGTTCCTTCTGATGAGCCGTCACCTGAAGATGAGGTACCTGCGGAAGAACCTGTAGATTCTGAAATTGGTGAGGGATATGATACAACAATGGATGCGTTAGAAAATTTTATAAACTCTTCGTCGGATTTTGATACTGAAGAGACTAGTTTAGCGGATTATGCTGATTTAGAAGAACCTATGGATGAAGAAATGCATGTGGATTTTGGTGAAGGTGATCATCCAATAGAAGAACCTATGGATGAGGAAGTTGAGTTGGATTTGGAAGAAATGAAAAAAGAGATTAACAATAGTATTCAAACAACATTAGGAAAATATTTCAAATAATGAAGTTAATCTATATAAATGAAATTGGTTCAGACTATAAAGGTCAAAAACAATACGAATTCATTTTTAGTGAGAGTACAGAAATAGATATGGATGAATGGTTTGTTATCCCATCTTCCTCAACATCTCAACCAAAATCACCTGAGGTGGAATACGTTGATTTAGTTGGATTATTAAAAGATACAGATTTACATTTAGAATTGATTCAAGACTCCGATTATTTCGGAGTTATTGATGCAGTAGACGGAGTAGTTGCGTTGGGGTGGGAAAAATTTGATTTTGATTCCGAATTTGAAAGAATATCATTTAAATTTGGTGAATCATTAGAAAGTGTAACAAAAAAATTAAAACAAAGAGATTATCTTTTAATAAAAGAAGAAGTAAAAATTAAAGAATCATGAAAAGGTCAGAATTAGTTAAGATGTTAATAAGTGAGGGTATGTCTGAAAAAACGTTAGTTAATTTCAGCGATAAACAACTTTCTGATTTACATGAAAGAATGTTAGGTGAACAAGAAGTTGGTGGATTTAAAGAAGGACCCGGTGAAAAATTGACACCAGAATTAAAACACTATAACACAATTGTTAAACCTCAATTATTGAAGGCTGGATTCAAAGATTCATATGAAAAGGTTATGGAACCATATGGTACTGAAAATTCAATGGTTTATGGTGACCACAACACAGGTGTAAATGTGGTATGGGATAGAAAAAAAGGATTTTATTCGGTTTATGTTGGTAACAATAAGGGATTGAAAACATTCCAACTTGGATCTAACGACCCAAAACTTGTTGCAAATAATGTTGTGAAATATGCGTTATCATTAAAAGAAGGTAAGTTATCATTGAATGAACAACCAACAGGTAAGGGTGCCGTAATTATGAAAAAAGGTGCTAATCCAACAGATATTAAACAAGTAATTGATTCTGGTGTGAATGTTGAATTAAGAGAAAAGAAGAATGATACAGGTAAAGAATTAAAAGGTAATCAAAAGAAATTAGATAAGAACCACAATGGTAAAATTGATGGTCAAGATTTTAAAATATTGAAGGGTCAAAAGAAAAAAAAATCAGTTAAAACAGATACAAAAGACAAAGAAGTTAAAGAATGGGTTGAATCTTTAGCGGAAAATAACTATCATAGTTTCACATCTAAAAATGAAATTATGGAAATGATACAATTTAAATTACAAGAGGCGGGTCCAAACGTTAACATTGGACATAACAATGTTCCTGAATTTATGACCTACGAATCTTTATCAGATGGTGATGTTGAGACAAAACCAGCTAAACCAAAGGTTACACCGGGAACAAAACCAAAACCTCATAACCCAAATCAACCGGGTCCATTTACAAAACCAAAACCAAAGGCTGAGAAAAAGTAAGGTTTAAATTAGGTATTATAAGAAATAAATCTTATATTAGCTTTAATATAATTTAAACGTATGGCAATGAATTTCTCAAGTGTTGATAGACCCGATAGGGGTTTACAACATAAATTAAAAAATGAAGACACTTCATTAACTAAAATACCTATGCCAATTTGTGAAAATTCACAAGAACAAAACTTTCAAGAGTTATTGGCGTCAGAAAGATATCAAGAAGTTATATCTAACGTTAATCATTATTTAGGTCCACATTACCCAAATAAAATAAATTTAAATAATAAATCACAATATGGTGAATTCTCTTCATTTATGATGAGATCTCACTTTGAGATTATTAGAATTGAGAGGAATGTTAGACCCGAACTGGAACAACTAGCAATCAAATTAGTTATGAATGAATTTCATATACCAAAAGATTCAATTCAATGGGATGTAAAAATAGTTGATGGTAGTGACATATCTACGGATAATTTTAATATGGATGATGAAGAAACTATTCAAATACCTCAGGTTGATTTAGATAATGAGATTGATGGTGATTTTGAAAGATTGAATTTAGAAAGAGCTAAACGAAGATTAATTAACGCAATTAGTCAGGGAGCATCCAAAAAAGGTCATTATTCGTATCATTTGGTTGGAGAGGAGATTTTAGATATAACTAAAAGTGAAACTATTTTAGATTTATATGGTATTATGATGTCAATAAATGATACAACTTATTGGCAATTTCCTGATATATTTTTATCACAAATGGGTAAATCGGGACAAGTTGCAGGTACCGAAGAAATTGAACAGGGAGAACCACCAATCATTAAAGTACGAGCACAGAATTTTCCTGTGGCTGTTCATGAATGTATTAAAGGTTATTTAGAATTACTTGCAGTACACGGAAGACCAAGAGACGAAAATGGTGATTTTGATGAGGGGTTATGGAATAAGGTTTCAGGTTATGAAGACACTATGGACAAAGAAATGTGGGATTTAAGATTGGGACCATCAATATGGAATAGAGTAAGGGGTATGTTACCCGATGAAGTTGTTATTGATGAAAATGAAGAAGGTTTACAATCATATTTTTTATCTAGCCTTTATACGTTGGAAGCTAAGGAGTTTTTAATAATGATGAAAGAGGTAATAGGAAAGACTTCAAAAGGTGAAAAAATGATTAGAGATTATTATGATTCCATTAGGAAAGATATTAATAAAAATTACTACGATGATAGTATGTCAATATATAATGATGACGATGAATAATTGAAAAGGTGGTTTTAATCACCTTTTTTTGTATTTATATATATGAATAGTAGAGCAGAACAATTAATGGAGTATGCTAAGATTATAAAAGATACCCCATATGCACTTAGAACGTATTTACAGACATTTGATAATACACAGAAGAAATATGTCCCAATGGACTTATTTGAAGACCAAATTCAACTAATACAGGACTACGAAGATTACAACGAAAATATTACAAGAAAGTATAGACAAGCCGGTGTTACAACAGTAACAGCCGCATGGTTATCAAAAAAATTACAATTAGCAAAACCTGATAATCCTGAGAGAGTTCTACTTATTGCGAACAAACGTGATACTGCGGTGGAGATGGCTAATAAGGTTAGACATTTCTTAGAACAGTGGCCTGAATGGATTAATGTTGGGTTCTCACCTGATAAAAACTCAGAAAGTAGATTTAGATTAAACAATGGGTGTGAGGTCAAGGCGGTTGCAACATCAGCAGATGCTCTTCGTGGTTATACACCTACCATACTTGTATTTGATGAGGCGGCATATATTGAGGCTGGAGATGATTTTTGGGCAGCATCTATGGCGTCCCTATCAACGGGTGGTAAGATTATTCTTATCTCAACTCCAAATGGTTATGATGCCATTTATTATGGTGTTTACGATCAAGCATTACGTGGAATCAATGATTTCCATATAACCGATTTAAGATGGTTTAAAGACCCTCGTTACACTAAAGATTTACGTTGGATAAAATGTCAAGACATCTGTCATTACATGTTAAATAGAGAACAATATAATGATGATGAAGTCGTTTTACATGACTTTGACATGAAAGAATATCTTAAACTTTTAGAGGACGGATATAAACCTTTTTCATCTTGGTTTGAGTCTATGTCTAAGAAATTTAAATATGATAGACGTAAGATTGCTCAGGAATTGGAATGTGATTTCTTAGGCTCAGGAGATGGTGTTATTCCTAGTGATATCCAAGAAAATATTGCTAAGAATATGATTAGAGAACCAATTGAAAAATACATGCAGGCTACGTTTTGGCAATGGAAAGAACCAATCATAGGTCATCGTTATATTATGGGTGTGGATGTTAGTAGAGGAGATAGTGAGGATTTTTCAGCAATATCAATTATAGATTTCGATGATAGAGAACAGGTTGCAGAATATATAGGTAAAATACCTCC